TGATCCACCCCGCATCTTGGGGGAACTTAAAGTAATAGTGGAACCCATTTTTTGTACGGGCCACTATAGGTGTGCGGGTCAGCCCCGCCGCCTTGGCTGCATCAACCGAGGGGAGATTTCCTTCATCGTCTGTGTCGCAGTCAACCACCACCAGCCCACTCAACGGGCCAGTGATGATTGCCACCTGTGCGTCAGGCCACTCAGCCCACCAGCCCTCGATCTCCTCAACCGTGGGCATGGTCATGTTATCAACGTAATGCCCCCAAGTAATGAGGGGGCTTTTACTCTGCGGGTTGATGGGCAGAGGTGCCCACCCCTTGTCCAGATACTCTAGTGCTGCGTCGAGTGCTGTCATTTAAGTCGTCTCCAATGAAGTATTGATTGAGGTCTAGCGCAGGCCACACCTCTTTGATTTGTGAAAGATAAAGGGACGAAATGCTGGCTCGACGCATCCAACCGTAAGGCACACATCTATTAGTTCCGATGTTTTTTGCGATGGTAGAAGAGCCGCCAAGGTCGGCAACCATTCTGTCGATGTCGAATTTCATTTCACTTTCCTCTTGCTTGTGCCGTTTGTGTAGCGTATAGACAACTTTACCACAACCCCCGTTGTGCAAGCAGACCGTCACTAATCAGGAGTTCAGATGGACAAAGACATCATATTCGGCGACCAACTATTAACTCTCGCCCCCGAGCACCCCCAAGCAGATCGCCTACTAGAAGCGGCGATGGCCTATGTGAAATGCCTTGAACAGCAAGAAGAAACTAAGATGCGTTTGGACTATTTGAAGGCCCAACTCTTAGCTGATCTGCCAGAAGAGGTCGGCGAATACCCCATTCATTTAGATGGCGGCGGTAGCGTCACGGTTAAGCTCGGCGAGAAATACGAGTGGGACAAAAAAGTTCTGTCCGACCTATTACTAAATGACAACCTGCCCGACTGCGTAACCGCAGGATACACCGTCTCGAAAGCCAAGTTCGACAAGGCCGACGAGCACACAAGACAGCAACTCTCACCCGCCCTCACAATCAAACTAGGGCTCCCAACAATCAAGGTTAGCAAATGAAAATCACCCCCCTAAAAACAAACGATGGCTCGGTCTCGGGCGCGTCGAAGACGCTGCTCTATGGGCATCACGGCGCAGGTAAGACTGCGATGATCGGCAAGTATCATAAAGCATTTGGTAAAGGTCTCGTGCTCTCGGGAGAGAGTGGACTGTCGAGCATCAGCGATATGGAGATCGACTATCTCCCGTTCAGTTCGTTTGACCGCCCAACTAAAGAAGGCGAGTATTCTTTTAAGGATTTATGTGCGTACGTCATGTCGCCCGAGTTTGCCAAGCAGGAATATAAGTGGATCGCAATCGATAGCGCGACCGAATTAAGCCAGCGTTGCTTCGCTGATGTCGAAGTCGAGTTCGCCAATAACGCGAACGGCTTTGAGAAGTGGGGCGTGTACGAGCGCAAGATTACTGCCGCTCTCAAGTGGGTACGTGACCTTGATATGCACGTACTGATCACTGCACTCGCAAGCGAGGAGAACGACGACAATGGTGTCACAAACTACTGGCCCATGCTCGTGCAAAAGAAAGTGCAGAAGCTAATACCAGCGTTGTACGATCACGTATTCTGCCTTGTCCGCAAGACGAGCGAGACCAATGGTAAGCTAGACGTGAAGCGTTATTTGGTCTGCGACCAGATCAACGGATGGCATGGCAAGACCCGTGACCCCCATCGCCGCCTCGCCGCATTCGAAGAGTGCGATGATGTCACCGAACTATTGCGCCGCGTCTACATGACCGAAGCGCAATTCAAAAAACACCAGCAAGGAGTATCGAAGTAATGTCATTTTCGGAAATGGGATTTGAAGGCGAAGATTTATCAGGCGTCGAAGTGCGAGGCGGTCAAAGCATCTTGGGTGCGGGTCGTCACGTTGTTAATATCAACAGTGCGGAAGTCGAGAAGGACGAGAAGAAAAAAACAATCCAGCTTGTGCTCGGCTACGAGAACGATGATGGCGTGATCCGCCAGTGGATATACAAGTACCACGATGGCAGCGAGGCCGCGACACGCATTGGTCTCGAGCAGATCGTTAGCTTGCTGACGTGCCTTGGGCATGACGCGAAGAAGACGCCGCACCCCTCGTACTTTGTGGGTAAAAAGGTGGGCATCGTCGCAAAGGACGAAGTTTATAACGGCAAGACATCAACCAAAGTGAAGTATCATTTCACTGTATCCGAGGACACCAAGAGCGAAAAAGCGGGTGACATCGGAGACGATGAAATTCCGTTCTAGGAGACGACCATGCACCCTGTATCGCCAATAGCAAAAAAAGTAATCGAGCAGATAGATGCAGGGTACGCCGCAGAGGATCGCGGCGAAGCCCGTGCCTACATAGGTGCGAGTATGGCAGGGACAGACTGCATCGCGCAGATGGCCCTGTCATTGCGTGGCTTTCCTGATCGCGAACCTGACCCCACGCTCAAGCGCATATTTTTTGCGGGGCACCGCATTGAGGATTGGGTTGTCAAAGACTTGATCAGGAAAGCTGACGTGCGCGTGTGGGAGAAGGATGACTTTACGGGCCGACAGCATAGGCGCGAGTGGCTCAACGGTCATGTCGTGTGTCATGCTGACGGGCTGATCGACTTCGAGGACGGGGATGGCCCAGCCATTCTCGAGATCAAATCGATGAACGATGCGAACTTTAAGAAGTTTGTGTCAGTCGGCGTCAAAGCGAGCCATCGGAAGTATTATCGTCAGATGATTATGATGATGGCTATGTTCCAGATCGAGCGAGCGTTCTTCATTTCGTATTGCAAGAACACGAGCAAGTACCATGCGGAACTTGTCGCGTTCGATCAGGAAGAGTGGGACGGCATGTACGTCAAGATACAAGCTGCGCTCGACGGGCAAGCTACTCGCGTATCTGACAAGCCCGAAGATTGGCGATGCAAGTTTTGTTTCAAAGTCGATAGCTGTTGGAACCCACCGAAACTCAAACCCGCTTGTAACTTTTGCTCGCATAGCTTTGCGAACGAGAACGGCGGATGGAACTGTAAATTATCTGGCAAAGAAGCGAGAGAGCCGTGCGATAAGTTCGAGCAATTCGCGCCAGAACCAAAGGTGTAACATGGATATCTATGACCAACTATCCGATGTCAGGCAGCGCGTGGTACGCAAGGAAGCTGACATCCAAAGCATTAACGAGCGGCTCGACGGGATGGAAGAACCCAGCACGGATGACGTTCACAGAGCCGAGACCAAGCTGCGTCACGAGCGAGACAGACTGATCGAACTCAAATGCAAGCAAGTCATACTCGAGTGCGAGATACTGAGGGAGAGAAAGAATGGTTAAGTCACGAGACATGCCGCTGCAAGAAGCCTCGCTCATAATCAACAAGGATCGCAATAACGAGTACGGCGAGCCTCACGAGAACTTCATGTCGATTGCAAACATGCTCAACGAACTTCTCAAGCCTCAACTCGCCGAGGGTGCGAAGCTGGGGCCAGAGCATGTCACCATGATTATGATGGCGGTCAAGCTGTCGAGGATGGTTACATCACCCACGAAGTTCGACACTTACGTTGATATCTGCGGCTACGCTGCCGTGGGTTGGGAGGCAGTCAGGATCGAGGGGGCAAGGAATGGCAAAAAAAGATGATGACGCCAAGCAACAAGAGAAGATACGACAAATAAGGAACCAGCTTAGAAGCTCCCAAGCTGGTTCCGTTTACGCTCGAGCGAAAGAGGGCGTGACTGTGACGCTAAAGGATACGCCTTGGGCTGACGAGGATCAGTAGCCGCTGCCGTAGCCGCTGCCGTATCCACTGCCGTAGCCGCTGCCGCCGCCCGAGCCTGCGCCCTTCTTACCCGCAGCAGCGTCAACAATATTTTCGACCACCGACTTAGGTAGTGGGCCTCGGCTCACTATCTCTCTTACACCCGCACGTCTGATCCCATTGGCTTCGTCACCCTCAAAGTAGGAGCGGGTTGCCTCTGCCACTGTGAGAGCATCAAAGAACAATCCTGTGGTTGGGCCAGCTACCGCTTCCATTACTCTGCGCTGACCGTATGCGCCGTTGTCGCTTTGCGTTGCGACCTCGTACATCAAGTCGCCGAGTAGACCAAACCCAACAGAAGCCACGAACCCGTCGAATGTTTGACCTAATACGCGGTCAAGGTTCTCATTGTCCTCGAACCCAGCGTAAACAGTCTTGCTTAATCGACGGTCGCGGAGCGCATGTTCTCTGTTCTCCTCACCGCCTCGGCCCTGCACCTTATCCTTGAGGGCGACCGCTGCTGCACCAGCCACGGGAGCCGCTGTCAGAAGGGCTGCGAGAGGCGCTAGGCGGTTGTCTGATGCACCGACAAACGCTTTGGCGAAGTTCCCTGTCCGATTGGCGACACCCTCACCAGCGAACGCCTCTCCGAATGTGCCGCCGATCATGCGGCCCATCAAGAGCGGGAACGATTTAAGCTGCATAACCATCGCGCCAAGTGGCGTCTGACCCCAAAGAGGAAGGTCGTTGGGGTTGGGCGTAAAGATCATCTGGTTGACCAGTTTAATAACCGAAGTCGATATTTCTTTACTGCGAGGATGTTCGCTCGCAGAGCCTCGGCTCTCCATAATCAGATCGATGTCGTCGTCAGCTTCCAAGCCTTTCAGCCCGTTCTGATCGAGGATGCGTTTGGCTATGCGGCCTGATCGTGAGTTTGGAACTTCGCGAGCGATACGAGCCTGTGCTTTAAGGTGCTCGTAAGCAACCGCCGCACCCACGTCCCGCATCATGTCAGTCCACGGCGTCAACAGAGTGGTGTTAAAAAAGCCCGACATAAACTGCGTTTGATCGACACCGTGAGCCATCGTCATCCGTTGATGCACCACGTTCTCGGTAGCTGCACCGACATTGCGGATCATCTCACGATAAGCCTCGCCCGTGTCCGTTTGCTTCGTGTAGTTCACGAGTGCTCGGGTGTATGATTTAAGATCACCCGTGCGGATCAGTGGAAGAACCAAGTCAGGCAATGACGTGAGAGTGGTGTAAGTGAGTAGCGTAACGGCGTTGATGCCGCGCAGCCACTTACTTGCGTTGGGCATAGAATATAGGCCGTGCATCCCCTCGATGGGGCGGCGCATAGCTGCATTAAAGAAGCCTCTCGCGTGTTGCACATTCTCTGCGCTCGTGTGCTTGGTCAAGCCCTGCGTGTCGTACAGTGCATTGGCGATTGATCGCGCTCGCTTTTGAAAGTTCTGCCGCATTTGCTGGGCATTCGCTGTGCCTTGGAGGGCAGCTTCCAGTTGCAGCATAATGTTTTCTTCGAGATCACGAGCCGTGCTACCTTGACGCGCCATGTTAATAAGTTCGTCCGCCTTCTGCATTGCGGGGAACTGCTCTTTGTATGGGGCCATAAAGACATTGTGGTCGAAGGTCTTGTTCATAACACCCTGACCGTCACCGCCATTGCGCGAGTAGGTTGTTCGGATGATCTTGTTTGAACTGAGCAGGGTTGCGATGGTTGCTTTCGCGCTGGGCGGTGAGCCCACGATTGCGGTGTAGTCGTGATACCCGTGTGCGCCCACCCCGAATGCCTCGGTCATATCGAGGCGGTGCTCGAGGTTGTCCGAGTATTTGGTCATGGCGACGAGGATGTCATTCTCGAGATACCCTGCGAGACTGTTGGGGTGGTTAAAGTCTTGGAACGCAGGGAACTCATCGAGGCGGATCATGCGTCGATAGTCAATGTGATCGTCGCCGTTGACGTTGCGTAGTTGCTGCGCTGGCTGTGACAGCACACCATCCTCGTCAGTTAGCTTCGTGACAATACGCTCGGCAATCGTACGGGCGTGTCCATCTGGATGAGGAGCGCCGCCTGTGGATTTCTGCTCGGTCTCGAGGTACTCGGTCAGGCGTCTTGTGAAGTCGTCTTGATTGGCGAGGATCAGGTCTTTGCGCCACACTTGCGGGAAGTAGTTTTCCTTTAAGTCACCCACAACGATGCCAGCCTTCCGCATTCTTGTGACGGCACTTCTCAGGTACGAGCGGACGTGATCATAAACCTTTAGTTCTTCGCTGCCGAGGAACCTTTTTGCCTTGCTGTCTCGCAGGGCCGTCACAATATCCATGTTACTTTTGGGCTGAGATGTTCTGCGGTGGGGAGAGAAACCCACGACTGAGGCGGCAGAGCCTCGGGCTGCGTCGATCATTTGCCGTGGCCCGTTATCCCAGTAGCGTCCGAGTGCGCCCTTACTATCGGGCAGCTTTTTCATCATGCTCGTGAGGGGCATAAGGAACTTGCCCATCGCCTCGTTCGTACGCTCGAAGTGACCGCCGCCACCCTTCTCTGGCTCGAAGTGATTGGCGAGCCAGTTCATACCCGAGTAACGCATGATCGCGCTGTTGGTTTTGAGCGGGTTCCAGACGTTAGACTTTCTGATTATGTCCTTGCCGTCCTCGCCGATGTTGCGCCCGTTGGCTGCTGCAATCATCTGATCGAGTGTGCGAGGTGGAACACCGCCCGCCTCGAGAACTCGTGCAGCCGCGACAGCCATGTTGTCTGACGTGTCCTCTGTTATTGAGTTAATCAGCATTGAGTTTACGTTGACTTCATCATTGCCACCGCCGAGAAGCGGATCAGCCTCATCGAACATTGACGCTTTGATCGAGCGTATATCTGACGGGTTCAGCATTACTCGCTCGCCGTCAACCGCAACACTCGAGTAGCCCTGCTCGCGCAGAATGCGCTGGATATGCCTCGGGCCACCCGCTATTTCAGAAAGCATCGAATACATTTTGGAGGACGGCATTACGCCCTGCAAAACGAGCGCGGCTTGATCCACGTCTATGTTTCCGCCGTTCTCCGCTACGTGTCGGCGTAACGCATTGAGAATTGACTGTACTGCGGGCGTATTCTTGCTGGTCTCTCTCGGGAAGATGATTGGGTTCTTGTCCGAGATGAACACGGGCTCGACAGATGTGATGTCAGTGATGCCCATTTCTTCAAGCTGCTCGGATATATCGTCATCCATTGCCCGTAAGACAAAGCGGTCTCCGCCTTGACCCATCTTGGCGCGTACATCTCCAAGTGTTTCAAGCAACTCGGTGGCTATTGCTTTCTGGTCATCTGGGAGGGCGGCAACCATCTCGCCTGTTCTGCGGTGGATATGATCGACAGGCATCTCGTCAACGTAAACGCCATCTCCCATAAGCTCTGATGGCGCTCGTTTGCTTTTGTAATAGACACTGACGTTTCCGCCTGTGAAGTTCCTAACCGCATCTATTTGTGCAGGGTTCATACGCGATACGACAGTGCTTGCGTAGCTAGTAGCAAGCTCAGAAGGAACCTCTTTGCCGTAGGTATCCGCCGCAGACGCATTCGTGATCTTTGCGCCTTCTTTCCCCCCGAATACTGAGCGAACGAACGGCACGGGGAAGCGGCGTCTTGCGGCAGGCTTGGCGACAATCCCATGCAGGATGTATGAGGCGGCCTCCATCATTTCCTCTGACAGTGACAGGGTGAAGTCATCAAACTTCGGGATATCGTCGCCTTCCATTGTGTCCATCATCTTGCGGAAATCGGTCTCGACGCCATCGTCATCGACCCAATCAGCAAAAATTCTGCCGAGCAGTGTGTCTGCTGGTACGCCTGACTGACGAGCGTACTTATCTATCAACACGCGGTTGGCATCGGTAACAACAGAAGTGTTGTAAAGAGATTTCCCGATGTACTGCATACTTTGGGTGATGTCCTCGGACTTGCTTACGTTACTTGCAACGCCCCGCAACTCTTTGACAAACCCGTTCCATCCCTCGTCAGCTTTTGACGGCGGCAAGTCCACGCCCAGACGAGCGAGGCGAGCCGCAATGGTGCGAGCCGCGTATGTCGCGTCCGCGTTCCGATGGTTGATCTGGCTCAAGAATGTACGCATTGCAACATTAGCGTTTGCTGGCACACCGTCTTCCGTTCCGCTGCCAACATTTTGACGCTGCTCGACATCAACAGCTTTGCTGATAGTGGGCGATTTTGCCACTTCCATAAATTCAGCTTGATCGTCGGCAATTCTGCGGCGCTTGACTTCTACCCGTATGAAATCACGGTCGGCCTTGGCCTTCTTTGTTTTTGTTGCGGTAGCCTTCGCGAGCGCCGCCGTAAGCTCGTACTTGTCCATTTTTCCGTAACGCTGCTGCGCTTCCGAGACGTTTGCGTCAGACATCTCGATGGTGTCTTCGCCATTGATTATCTGGTTGACCCTGCGGTGCAGCTTTTTACCCAGCGCTGACGGTACGCCAACTGTCTGTTTCTTTTTATCAACGCCACCGGCAACGATATTACGCAAGTAAGCATCGAGAAGTTCGCCCATGCTTGCGGTCTCGTAGTTGATATTCGCATCGTCGAACTTCTTAATGTCCGCCTGAGACCTAATAGCGTTGGCTTTAGCCGCACCAGACATGATCTCCCGAGCGGCCTTAAAGTAAGCGGCTCGCTTGCGGTTGGCGGCTTGCGTTACCTTTTTGAAGTTCACCTTTTTCTTTAGAACTTCGGGTGTGAAGTTGTTGCTCTTGCGGAGATCGAGAACTTCGTCTGACAGGCGGTACTCGGGAAGATCGCCACCCTCAATATCCATGAACTTCTCGTTCAAGCTGTCGAGCACGTTGTTGATTAAGACCTCAAGATCGCTCTCGTAGAACGCAACCATCTCTGTGTCGAAGCCCTCTCGAAAGGCTTGGCCCTCGATGACGCCATCACCTTTTTGGTTGACGTACTGGTTCTCTTTATAAAGCATCTTCGAGAGAGTGTCGGCTGCCGCCTTCATCTTTCTGTTGAACTTCTTGGTTGCTTGGAATGGGCCAGTGGTGGTGCGATACTCTTCCTGCTTCTTGAAAGCAGATATCTTGTTGTCCTTTATCGTGTTCGCCATTCCGTGAAACTCGTGAGCCACTTTAAGCATCGCCTCGGCTGCCATCTGTGGGTCTCTCACGCTCTCGTCTTGACCCATGATTTGTCTGTACTCTTGATGCGCGTCATTCAACTGGACAAAGCGCATCCGTATTGCTTGGCCTAAACGTGTCGAGCCGTCCACAGGCATGTGGAACTTGACGCGCTTGGCTTCCTTGCGGCTCACAATCATTTTATCGAAAAGCGGTTCTAGCTCAAGATCGTGTACTTTTTTGCCGCTCATGTAAGACCAAAGCATTTTGACTAGCTTCGTGACTTTGTTCCAGAGCTTTTTATTCTGGGGGAAGTAAACCGCGTCATGCCTTCTCTGCATGTATAAGGCGAACTGGTTAGCAAACATTTCTTGCGGGCTTTCGGCCCCGTTAAACGCGCCTATTTCCGCCCCGAAAAGTTCGTCTTCGGGGTTAGTCACTTTGATAAATGGGGTGCGTTGCTCGACCACAGTGCGACCGTAGGCGTCTTTGCCACCGCCATTAAACGTGCCGTTTGCTGCGTAATACTTATCCATCTGCTGCCAGAACTCGAGTTTCATGTCGGCATTCATCAGGTTTCTGTAAGCCCAGTGGCCCATCTCGTGCATAACAATGAAGGTTCCCGAAAGGCCGCCTCGATCTCCATTAGGAAGAAGCGTAACACCTGGGTTCCTTCTGCCTTTCATGTCAAGGTTGATAGAGTTTGTTTTGTTTGAAACGGAGTGGACGGCCTGATACGATTGGTTGCGCGTTCCTGTGGTGTCCACAAAATTTGGGGCCGCATCTCCGTCTTGAATAACGAGGTCAAACAATCGGTTAATTTCTTTTGTTTCTACATCGCTCAAGTGCCGAGTGATCTTATTAAGGCTGGCCTTTGACGCTTCCACCTTGTCGTTAGGCAACTTGATGCCGCTCGGAGCCATCCTGTCGATAATAGAGTACAAGCCCGTTAAGGCTTTGATCCGCGTTTGGATCGGGATTTCAATTACGTCACCATTAACGCTCGTAAACTTATTGACCCACTGGTCGCTCTCGAGCCTGTTGAGGACTGTCCATAACTGCACAAGGTTTATGGTCTGGGTTTTAAGGACATCTTTATTGTTCGATATGCCCTGAGTTTGAAGTGGTGTGTTTGGATCGAACTGATACGCTTGCTCTGGCCTGCGGACATTATTGTTGTTTCTCACAAGCATCATTGCATTGTGCAGGCGGTCAAATAAATCAGGTTCCTCATCCGCCAACTCGTTTAGTTTTAGCTGGGTGTTATAGCCATCTTGCGCGTAATCAACCATCGGGGGCGGAGCTTCGGGAAGGTCTGCGCGTACCGCACCGTCGAGCAGGTTGTTATCGTTTAGGGGGTCGAAGTTAGCGAGCAATGTTTGAACATCAGTCTTCTGCTGACGGGCTGGCTTACCGTTGATTGTCTCTGGTATGTACCCAATGTACCAATCGTCGGCGTCTTTGCCGCCAAGGATATCGTCAAGCGACTTGTTGTTCTTGACTTGGTATGCGCTCGCCATGCGAACATTGTCTTTAGGTGGCTTGCCATCGTCGGTGACTTCTCTTTGCACACGGCGGATCAAGACTGCTATTTTGCCATCACGAGACACGAAGCCTTTGACCGTGGACTTCGGCTTGCCGTTAGGCTTGACCTCCACAACAGGCTCGGGCTTGGGGGTGCGAGCATTAATGCGGCGCTTCTCGCGCAGGTACTTGTCGAGGTCGCCGTGTCCGCCGTCCAAGTCGCCGTCACCCTCATACCTTTTCTGGGCTGCCTCGAGTGCGGCTTCTGCTTCCTCTGCATTAGCAAACATCTTCTCGGGCTTAACTGGCGGGCTGTCTGTGGTCTTGCCCGCCCAAGCTGGGCCGAACTGAGCCTTCATTGCCAATTCTTCGGTGGCAAAAACCTTAATCGTCCATCCTGATTTGTTCTTAATAGGTACACCAAAGAGCATGTCGCCTTTGGTAGCCTTACCCATCACACCGACTTTGCCGCTCTTTATGCCCACGGCTTGCTCGCCGCCTTGCGAGGTAAAGCGATAAACGGCCTTCTGAACCTTGAGCCCAGCGTCTTTAATTGCGAGGGCAAGAACCTGCTGTTTGTTGAACGAGCGAGGGTCTAAGTCACGGACGCCATCGGTCACGGTAAACCCGTCACCAATGTCCAAGCCCCTTCTGAACAGGCTGGATATCTTACTGCTTACTTTCCGCTCGCCCTTGCTGTTGACGTACGTTTTGAATACACGACCACCCACAGGATCATTCTCGAGCGCTGCGCCTGCCTTGGCTGTCGAGCCACCCACGCGGTTGCCGCCCGAGGACTTTTGCGAACTGGCTAGGTCGGCCTCGCGGTTCAGAACAAGGTCTTCGGATTTGATGCGCTTAATTTCTTCTACGCTTTCGTCCGCCTTAACTGTCTTGCGTACCTTATCCCAGCTATTTATGCGGCGCTTGATGGCAGCATATACTTCTTCCGTTACCTCGTCCTTGTAGGCGACGAGATACTTGTTGATTAGTATTTTCCTGTCTGCGCCGAGGTAGCGTTTGCTCGAGGCTGATGCCTCGATGATGTCCATAAATATGTTGTCAGCCACATCACTGACAGCTTTGTCACCCGCCGCTTGCTCTGGCGTTCTGCCGTCAAGATAAGCCTGCCGTCTTGCCGCTTCGCTGTCCTCAACCTCCGTTACGGTTTTGCGCTTGCTGCTCTGGTATTGTTTCTTCTCACCGCCACGAGCCGAGGCGATCTCCATGATTTTTTCAAAGCCATTTGTGGTAATGCGCCCGTCATCGGTCAGCTTAATTTGGCCGCTTTTGACTAGCTTACCTATATCGTCCTCGGTAAGAGGTGGATAGTCACCGAACTCTTCCGCATTCTTTGCATATATCGCAAGACGATTGCGGAGTTTCGCCATCTTCTTGTCTTGCGTCTCGGGCTTGACGCTAAAGATAATGTCGGCGGCGCTGCCGTCATTGTCAGGTATTTCAGCGCCAATCCGCCTTACAAAAAGCTCGGCTTTGGTTTCGTTAGTGCCTCTGTTATCCGCGTTTACATCCGCAGGCGGGGGCGTCTCAACATCAACGTCAGGGGTGTCATCCACATCAACGTCAGGAGTGTCAGCGTCAGCGCTTGCAGCCTTTGGCTTTGCGGATGGCAAATCGGGTACAAACTGCTTTTCGGGGATGCCGAGCCGAGATGATGCCCACTGGCGAACCTGTTGCCTGCCTTTTGTGGACAGAGCGCCCGCTTTAGTTATGTCAATCTCACCCGCATCGATCAGCCTGCCGATCTCATCGTCAGTAATTGGCTTGAGGTTTGTGCCGTTTTCTTTGTTCAGCTTCTCTATTGTTGCTGCGTAACGCGCTCGCATTTCGTCGAGAGACTTAACCCACTTATGAGGCGCGTCTTTCTTGGTCTTGCCTGCGGCCTTTTTCGTAATGGCAGTCGTGTACGTTGCGGTGCCATCGCCATCAGGGATTTCAAACTCAACGAAGCGTTTGTATGCCGCTGCCCTCTCGGGGCTTGCGGTCTCTTTAGGTGGGTCGGCTGGCGGTGTGGCCCCAGCGTCCGCCCCGACATCATCATCCATGTCCGCGTCTGATACTTCATCATCATCAGGCTTGGTGTTAGTGCCAGTATCGTCCGCTGTCTTGGTGCCTGCGCCCGTGGCGGCATTGGGATCGGGGGTGCTGCTTGCGCCTCGAGCGGCAGCCCTTGTCGCGTCAAACCCTCTGCGCCACATGCGAGCGGCTTCCTCGCCGTGGACAGATTGGTAGGCGGCTTGCTGTGCAGCGACTTGCTCGTCACTCAAGTCCTTCATAGTGCCGTTGCCGTCACTGTCGTACTGCGTAGATTTTGCGCCTTCCTTCTCGTGACGAGCCATGCTTGGGTTGTTAGCGCTCGTTCCACTCGCGTTGGTTCCCGAGCCACTCGTATTAGTGCTCGTGCCGCCCGTGTTGGGGGGAGGGGTTGCCGCCGCTGCGGGCGGAGCGTTGCGTGTGTTGGCAGTCCAGAACTGGCTATCGAGTTTCTTCTCGACATCAACTAGGCGAGTTTGGAACTCAGCCTGCAAAGCCACCTTGTCTTCACCCGTCTTGTCAGCGTTGGCTATCTTTTCGCCAAGCTCATCAAGCGCATTTTGGTCGCCCTCGACTTCTCTAACGTGCATCTCGATGTCGGCTCGCTCGGCCTGTGCGTCTGCGAGATCGTCTTTAAACTCGGCGCGGCGAGCCAAGAGTGTGTCATCAGCAATCTTGGATTGAAGGTCGGCCTCCATACGGCCTAGCTCTAGCAGTCGGGCGTCGATTGTAGATGCGAGGCGGGAATTGTTGCGCCAGTTTAAGGCTGCATCAGCTTGTTTGCCCGAAGCGAACCTACCGATTACGCCGCCGAGAACGCCCCCGACACCCGCTTCGATAGCTGCGGCTGTTCCTGTTCGCGTGTTGTCAAATTCTTCGCGCAGGTTTTGCTG